CTTCTCGTTTCAATGACTGATGCAACCATCTATCTCCACGAGCGTATTAGATTTGGACTTGTCCAGCCCTATCAAATTTGCTTTTAGTATTTTCATATTTATAATATACTACATTATTTAGAATTTGTCGAATGGTTTTTGAAATTATTTTGCCAATTCATCCACGGGGCAAGTCCACGAGGATTTCTTGGCAGTTCCTTTAACAAAATAGGTTTTGCCAGAACCAGGTAATCCAATTACAAATACAATTTTATTAATCAAATCAAATTCATTTCTTTTAATTTATTTCAGCAAGAAAATATTTTCTCGTATAATCGGTTTCATTCCCATAATAACCATAATCCGTATAATCAGAAGATTTAATTATCGATTTGCAAATTTTCTTATCCACCAGTATTCCAATCAACATATTAAAGATAATATAATTTCCATATAATTGTCAAATATATTTTTCAGTTAAACTATCATCTTCATTATAAATTCCGGCTTTAACTAAAAATTCTTTTGATTTTCCAGATTTAATAATTTGATTTGTAAGTAATCTTGTTCCTCTAATAAAATCCTTTGTTTCTTCACTGACAAATGATGGAAAATCAAATTCCGAATCTGGAACTAATTCTTTAATTTTATTTTCTATTTCTAAAATTCTCTTTTTCTTTTGTTCGATTTCTTTAAAAAGATTAATTTTTTCAGTTTGTAAAGAATTAATTTCATCATTTTTATCAAGTTTTCCGCATTTTTTACAAGGAAATGTTTTCGTTAAATCGTAGTTTGGATATTGTGATAAATTTACATGATGTAAATGACCACAAAGATCACACTTAAATTCAGCATATTTTGCCTTCTTGGGTCGTAAAAAGCACCACCACCTTCAAATGTTCTCACATAATACATATTAGTTATCCTTTAGTAAAAGTATAGTTTTATTTTCTTTACATCTTTCTATCATTACTGAAACAATAAATTTCATCCATTTAGTTAAATCGTTTCGATTCAATAATTCAACAAATAAATTTTTGAATGCCAAAATCATGTATTCATTTGAATAAAAATCTGGAAAACTGTATATTCAATAAAATTTAACATTTTACAAGTATTATCTAAAGGAATATTTTTAGCTTTACAAAAAGCAATCCAATATGGTTGATATATTCTCATTTATTTCTTTCTATCAAGTTCTCTATAATTTCATCAAGAGAAATAGGTGTATAATTTATGTTTTCTACACTGCAATTAAAACTATTATAAACATCTCTACTATTTTGATGAACATGGCCATAGCACAAAATATCTGCTTCCCATTGAATAGTATTTGGTGGATAATGAGAAAGAGCTATTTTTAATCCTTTATACAAAATATAATGTACTCTATTTTTTATCATTTTATTTGGAATCATTTTTTCATGATCATGATTTCCAACTAAATAATATTTTTCACCTGATAAATTTTCATCTATTATTATAGCCATTTCTCTTTTATTTTTACCAATACATAAATCACCCAAATAAAATACAATATCTTCATCATTTACTGTATTATTCCAATTTGTATACATTGTAACATTCATCTTTTCAACATCTGGATTTCCTTCTTCATCAAGGAAAGGTCTATTACAATATAAAATTATTTTTGAGTGGAAAAAATGACAATCACTTATAATCCACACTTTTCTTCCAGTATAATCTATTATTTCACTCACCTATTAAAATTCCCCATAATTTTTCAACTGAGTTTAATCTAAATGTTTTATTATTAATAGTTACTTTATTTTCATTCTTTCCGAATCTACATTCAAACACAAAATATTCAATCCAATTATTTTCATCATTAGTTAATTTTTTCAAAAGTTCAATATAAGAATCAAGTAATAAATCACCTTTCTTCACGTAAAAACTATCATCACAAAGTAATTTAATTGCTTTATTTGAGTCTTCACTTTCTTGAAGGAAAACTTCAATTGATTTCATATATTTTAAAAATTCTTCTTTAGTAATGTTCATAATTTCTTTTTTCCATTTATTTGTAAATAAAAATCAACCAAATTTCCATCTTTCAATAAATTAAAAATATAGTTTGATTGAATTTTAGTAGTTCTAAATTTCCAATCTGGTATAGTAGAACCATGACCACCATTCTTTACTCTTTCTTTATTATTCAATCTTGCTTGTTTTAATGTTGTGTTCACATGAATATATATAACAAAAAATCCATTCTCTTTTGCCATCTTCAATTTATTTTCAACAAATTTCAAAACCGATCCAGTAGTTACATGAACAAAAGATTCACCTTTCTTAAAAGATTCTTCTAATTTAGATTTTGTTATTTGAATAGCTTTACTTACAGTATTTCTACAATCAACTTTACCATTATTCAATTTCTTATTTTCTTCATCAACATCAACTATAGGCAAATCTAATTGAGAAGCATAATAATTCTTTCCTGAAGCTGATCCACCACAAATCAAAACAAATACTTTTTTATGTTGTTTTATCAGTTTCTTTAAATTCACCATTATTAAAATACTTTCTATATTCAGAATAAAAATTATGAACTGATTTGGGTGTATATTTTTCAAAAAAACATTTTAAATCACCTTTAACAAATTCAGATAGTCTTGTAGCTGATATATTATCAAGTCTATAAATTTCTTGAACTTTAATATTGAAATTATCTTTTAGTTGTTCTTCGTAATCATTTCTTCTATCACTACCGCAAACAACTGCATTTATGTTATGTTTTGCTTTATTAATTATATTGATTAAATTTCCATTTCGAGAATGAACAAACTCTATTTTTCCTTTTTCAAATTCTTTTTGAAACGAAGTTTTAATGACATTTTCTCTAAAGTCGGAAGATATTTTTTGATCTTTAGATGAAACTATACAAATTACAACACCATCATATTCTGATAAAACATCTTTAATAATTTGATAATGTTTAATAGTAAATATTCTAAACTTACCAACAAACAAACACCAATTATTTCCCATTAATCTTCGAATTAAATTAGTTTTACAGGTTAGATATAAATCATCTCTCTTTTGAAAATCATTTTTCTTTTCATGATGAATATAGTTTAAGCAAACATAATTTCCATAAACTATTTCCGATAATTCTTCTAATGCTTTTTGAAAATTCAATGTTTTTACTTGTTCTAACAATTCTAAAGATTTCTCGAAGATAAGTTTATAATAAATTCTTTCTTTTTCATAATCCATTCTCCATTTATCTTTAATCTTTGATCGAGTTTCTTTATCATATTGATCTTCTTGCACTATCTTCCAATATTCATTATTTTCATTTCTTAAAACTATACCTTCAATCTTTTTTCCGAATAACGAAATTGTAGTTTTTAATTTTTCTTTCAAAAAAGAAATTAATTCATCTTTACTATTAAAAGATGGAAAATAAAATAATTCATTTGGTGTTTTAAAACACCAAATTCTTGAAAAATATTCATTTAATTCTGTTTCAAATTTATCATTTTCAGTTTCTATTTTTGAATGTTGAACTTTCATACTTTTTATTTTCGAATAACCTAATAAAACAGCATGATGATAATAATCATATTCTCTTGTTAATGTAGGTTTTTTCATGATAAATTCAAGAAAGAATTCAGTGTTTACAGGAAAATCTTTAAGAAACTCATGTTGGCTTTTCAATTCATTAAAAAATAATTTATATTGTGAACAACCTATAGAATCATAAGAAATAGATTTTTCATCTACAGTTTTAAATTCAAAAGGATAAATTATATTTCCTTTATAAGCAACAATCCAATTTTTTGTATAATCATCTTTATTAAAAGATTCTGAATTTCGAATAAGAGATAATTTAGTTCCATCAAATTTCTCAAAACATTTCCAGTTATGTTTTTTGAATTCATTAAATTCAGAATCGGTCATTTTTAAAATAGATTTTATTGATAAATCAACCATTTTATACTTTATCCTTCAATATTCAATAAATTGAAATTCATCTTCAAATATTTGAAACTCATATTCATCATTAAATGAAAAATATCTTTTTAAACAATCTTTCACATATTCACGAATTTCTCCAGTAGTTCCAATTTCTAATACAACCCCATTATTCAGTAAAATTTCTTTTTTAAGAAACGCTCTTTTAATTTTAATTTTTCTTATAAACCTCAAAAATCTTGTCTATGATTAAGAATAATAAATGTTCCATCATCTTTTACATATTTCACAATATCTGAATAAGGATAAAAACGCTTAGATATTCTTAAATTCTTTGGATCTGGAAAATTTAAATCTGTTCCTTTAATGAAGGAATTTTTATCAAGAATAAGAGTTAAACATTCACCTTTCTTTAATTCTTTTCTCTTTTCAATTAATTCTTCTGGATTTGTTAAATCTTTAAAATAAACTTCCATTTCATTATCCTTTTTAATCTTAAATTTCAATTGTTTTATAATTTTTATAATAATTTTCAATCAAAGCATAATCATTAAATTCATCATCAATAAATGGCAATTTTGATTTAAAATGATTAATAAGTTTTAATTTAATTCTATAATCAGATTCAGGATCATTTCTAACTAATCCTTGAGCATTATTTCCCCAAAGATTTTCAACTAAATATCTGTAAAGTTTTCTATATATTTTCAAATCAAAATTTTCAACAATTAAATCAAATAAACCAACAAAAGATTCAAACCTTTTATCATAATTATAACTTACGTCTTGAAAAATAGAAAAGAAAATATTTTCAACCTTTTGTTCATAATCTGATTCATTAGTTTCTAATTCTTTATAAACATATTTGTTTTCAATTAACAAAGGTTCATCATTAAATTTAATTTGTCTATATTTCTTCCTTAAACCTCTATCAATCGAAAAAGCCATCATTCTCGGAATTTCATCTTTTTTTGAGATTTTATATCCAATAGGTTCTTCTTTTGATTTCTTTGTTAAAACTATAATACTATCATTTTCGGAAATTGCTCTTACTAAATTAATCAAAAGAAATTTATGATGAAATCCTTTAAATCCAAGTTTAATATCTTCCCAACTAGCAGAATGAGAAAATTTTGAAAATTCTGAAGGTTTATCATTAACATAATCAACAAATTCAAAATCTACTTGAATAAAAGTATGCCTTTCTTCTATTCTAAATTCAAAAACAGCATTAATTTGTCCAAAACAAAACAACTTATTCTGTCCAATATATTTTATAGAATGTGTGAGTTGTTTTCCTTCTAAATCGCACAACAAATCAAATAAATTCTTATTTTTACTTCGATCAACAGTGATATCAATATCACCAATTTTCGATTTAGATTTCAAAAATTCTTCATCTGTTATATTCTTATTGAATAGATGTTCAGAACTACCATTAAAAGCATATCCAGACTCAATTATATCGAATTTAGACCATATAAAATCATTGTATCGTTCTTTATATGATGTATTAAGTACATCAAACAATTTAATGAGTTCTTGAGTAATTAAATTACGATTAAATAGAGTTAAATCTAAAGGTTCTGCAAAAGCAATTATTTCTTTTGTAGATCTGTTTATGGCTCTTGAATTTCCACCCAAAATTTTACATCCTTTCACATTTTTACAAGAATATAAAATTTTGAAAATATAATTGTCAAATATTTTTATTAAAAAGATTAATTCTCCTCAAATGAAGAGAATCGTAACTGTTTGTAAGAATCATCACATCAGCATTAATTTATGTAGTTTTGAAGTAATTGATAGAGATGTTTACAACAGTAGGTTATACCTTCAGGATTTGTTTTATTGGTCCATTCACGATTATGATCAAATGGTTTTAATTTATCAAATTTCTTATCAAGATTCCATGTAGAAATATCGTTATTAACATAAGGAGCATAAAGTCTATAACTAAAATCTTTACAATTACACCACAATTTCTTTATATCACCAGTTTTCTCATCATATTCCACAAATCCATTATGTCTTTTCTTTTCTGTTGATGAATTTGCTTTAAAAGAGTATTCTAATCTTACTAAACCATTACCTAAATCTTTCACAATAGGCGATTTAGTGTTCATATTTTTTGAACGTTGAATTCTTCCTTTATCAGTAAGCTTCATTAATTCTTCTTTATTTACTTCAGAAAGAATTAATTTATAAAGTTTTTGTGAATAATAAATTTCTATTAAATTCATATTTTAAAAATAAATGGAATTAAAATAAATTAATTCCATTTTAAATTTTACCACCCGGGCGTTTCCTTATGCTTCTTAATCTTCTGACATTTGCAATACCTCTTTTATAATGAGATTTTCTCGCACCTTTAAGAGCCGCTTTTTTTCTTCTTAATCTTTCCATTGAAGACATTTTTACTTTTTTACCATTGAAGATTTTATATCCAGCTCTTTTTTCAGCATCGGAAAGAATTTTTTTTCTAACTCTTTTTCCATTTCTTATTACATAAACCTTTTTAATTGATTCATGTAATTTTTCAAAATCATCATTACTTATTTCTTCGAAGTATTCATCTTCATTTACTTTTTTTTTATATCATCATCTTTATCAGATTCTTTTCCATCACCATCTTTATCAGGTTCTTTTCCTTCACCATCTTTTTTCTTTTTTCCATCTTCATCATATTCTTCATCATCTTCATCATCTTCATAATAATCTTCAGATAAATAATCATCAACCATTTGAATAAAATCACCTTCATAATCTTCCATTAAAGATTCAAAAGTAATTTCACACTCAATCATTGATTCAAAAATTGATCTTGGAAGGCGTTTAAGAATATCATTTACTTGAACCGGAAATTCACTAACTTTACAATAATCTAAAGCACCATCTTTAGATTTTCCTTCTTTAATACATTTATCAACCATCATCTCAATTGTCATCTCATTTAATGACACATTATTTTCTGCTAAAAAATCACTAAAATTTTTCATTTAGAAAACTCCTTTAATTATCAAAATTTAATTCTTTTGGTTCATCATTTACAATTTCATCTTCTTTATCATTAAAATATTCAAAACTATTAAAATTGTCTGAATCAAATTCTATCTCATTTGAATCAAAATTAAAAAATAAATTATCTACATCCATAATTATTTATAAAACCTCTCATTTTAAGTTAAATTTGTGTTTAATAATCCACTCTGATTTGTATTTATATGGTAAAACAAAAACAAACTTATCACGTTCTTCTAATTCTTCTTCTATTTCTATCAAACCCCAATTATGTAAACAAAAAACAATCGAATTTAATCTTTTAACATCTTCTTCAGAAATATTATTATAACTATCTTCTCTTGTTAAAATAAATAATTGTTTAAAATGTAAAATGTACGGTTCATCATCAATATAATAAAAATAACATGTTGGATATAATATTTTTTCTTTTTTGTTTGCAATTCCGATTCGTTCTAATGTTTCAATGATAATTTTATCATCTACTAATGGTTTTACTTTAATTAATTTCATTTTAAACCTCTTTTAATTCAAATCCAACTTCACGATATGTAAAATTGGTTGTAAATATTACTTCTTCCTCTCTTCCATGATCTAAAGCAATTGAAGATAAATTAACTAACCTAAGTTCAGTAAAATAAATATCCGCAATATCTCTTTTTTCATTATCTAATAAAGATAATGTTATTCTTTGAATAGTGTTTTGAAATAGTCTATCATCTAATCTTGTATCTATTTGACCATATCTTATACTCATCATCCACTCAAAAAATCTTAAATAATTTTTAAAATTTTCGGATATTTTAAAATCTATTTGAAGTTGTGATAAATCTTCATTTTTCTTTGAAATCGGATGCCTTTCCATTTCCATTTCCGGACCAAAACTCATATATTCTAATATATTATAATCTGGCAATACAATTGACTTACAATAATTATCAAAATATTTCATTTCAGTTATGTCAGTCATAGTTGGAATGTTAGATATAATAACTCTCCAACCCCCACTATGATATGTATTAGGAAATCCCATTTTTTAATCCTCTATTAAAGGCAACAAACAGTTCATTTGTGTTTTATTTAATTCATTTGGAACATGTTGAATAGAAATTTTATCCAAATCAACTTCAATTTCAGAATTTAAAAAAATTTCAATATCTTTTATTTCCTTTTTTCTTTTTTCAATAGATTCTTTATATTTATTAAATAGATTTTCTACTTCTTCTTTTACTATTTCTTCATTTCCTTCAATTACTTTATATTTGTTATTATAATCAATTAATTTTCCTTCATTTTTTTCACAGTATTTATCAATAATTTGTTTTCTTTCTTGAATAAATTTAATATATTCATCATCTGGTTTTATAGTTTCTAATATCAATAAATAATCATCTTCAAGTTTTTTCCTTGCTTTAAGAATAACATAAAGAAAAAACTTATAATCTTTAGAAATATTTAACGAATCAATCGTTTCACAAATTTCAACCACTTCAAACTTTTTCAATTTCATTTAAAATTCTCCTTAATCATCAAATTGCCATTCATTACTATTATAAACATAATAAGAATATTGTGAATCATTTGGGTCCCAAGCATGACCTATACAACCATAAGTTATTCTCTTTTTAACTCCAGTTTTAAAATCTAATACTTTCAACATAGGAGCATACATACTTATAGCATGATTAACTTTTGTATTAGCAATTCTATTTAATAAATCTTTCTCATTTAATGCACCTCCTGAACTTTTAATCTCAATAAATGGATCTGGATAAGCCGAACTATACATTAATCTTAAATAAACAATTTCAGATTTTGCACCTTTTACAAAATCTTTAACATCAATTCTTATAATTGAAGCTTTATTATTTCTTATAATATTCTTGAAATTATCAGTGAAAGTATTTAAATATATCCAACCACCATCATTTAAATTTACACCACCAGGATAAGTTTCATCTCTTCTAAAAATACTTGAAGAATATTCTAATCTTGTATGATTATTAACTCCATGTTTTCCTCCTAAGCTATCATTTTCGGTTAAATCAATTCCATTATCTTTCAACATTTGAGTAAATGAATTCCAAGAATAAAATTTAAAAGGAAATTGACTTAATGAATATTTTTCTTCATCAGTTCTATCGGAATCATTTTTAGCTTGTGCATTTATCAAATAATCAACAACATTTTTAACACCATTAAATAAAGCAACATTTCCACTAAAAGCATCACTCAACTGGATATATTCTTTCAAAGAATCTAAATTTATTTGAAAAGATCCTTTTCTTATATAAAATCTTATAGAGTAAGTTGCAAACGGGTTCGAATAAGGCATAGAACCATATTGATTATTAATAATAGGTTCACCCAAATTATTTAATTCAGCATAAGCTGGAACTAATACTTTTTTCTCAGTTTCAGTTGGATCAGTAAATGTTTTAAAATCTTTACTAAACATTAATTCAATTGGATAATATATTTTTGGTGATGTACTACCAGCAACTTCAACCGCATTAGATTGTTCAGTATATTGTGTTGCATTAGTTCCTTCTACTTCCAAAGTAAGATAATTATTACTTCCTTCAAATATCTCATTATTAGTTTGATCTAAATCTTGTAATTCATAATTTGGAATCTTAAAAGTAAGTTTAGTATTAGTATTACTTAAAACATCAAATTGTAAATTAAGATAAAATTTCAAAAGAATCATATTTCCAATTCTTGCCCATTTAGCAAACCTAAAAATATCACTTATTTTTCCATTATTTGCACCAATAGCCGGTTTAATGTTTGATCCAATTATCAAACCAGGCTCAAAATTTGAATTTAGATTTAAAGATTGATATCTTGCGAATGGTTGTTCATAATATGAAAAAAATCTAACATTATCAATTGCGGCATTACAAGAAATAAGATCTAAAATTTTACCTAATTTAAATCCTTGTCTTGAATAACTAACGCTTTTAGGTGATACAGTAAACGCATTTGTTAAATCATTTGCACTTTCAACAGGAATTATATCCCCCCAAAACCTTATTTGTTTTCCTGCACCAATTTCTAAAACAGAATTTTGATCTAAAACATCTTTATAATTATTATTTTCTGAACTACTTATTATTTTACTTATATTTGCACTTTCTTTTATTCCCGACATTAACACAAATGTGGTTTGTTTTCCATTATTATTAAAATCTAAAGAATTAAAAATAAAATAATTACCATTTGAACCTATATTATTTGCAAAACCCCTAACATTACTTAATAAATTTATTCCACCATTAGCCAACAAATACATTTGTGATTTTGAATCAAATAAAGATTTATTATTTACACCATCTTCAAATAATTTAATCGTTTGATACAAAAAAGATGAATTACAACCACTTAAACCATAATTTTGAATATACTTATCTTCTAAATTTCCAGCAATTAAATAAATATCTGAATTTGGAAAACTAGAAGTTGTATAATCTGTATTAGGTTTAACAGTATAAATCATTAAACTTTCATCTTTATCTTTCTTTATATCAGCACCCAATATATGAGAATTTTTAAAAAATCTATTTTCAAATTTAATACTTCTATCTATCAATCTAATAGCATAAGTCATGTCACTTCTTTCTTGATTTTGTGAATCGGGACCCTTTCCAATTTGAATTCCTCCACCATGAATATCTATAGCCAATTTATCACGTTTTGGGTCATTATATTCATCAGTATTTCCAGTGTATTCTAAACCATACCCACTAGTTCCTAAAAACAATCCTTTCCATCTTTTTTCTTGACTTCCAAAAAAGAATCTTCCGTTATATTCAGGAACAAACATTTGATTTTTAGGTAAAGTTCCTCCACAAAAATCTGAATCATATTCATAAAATTGATGATAAGTATAAAAACCATCATCCGCACTTAAACAGAAATTTAAATTTCCATCGGAGTCTACTTTAAAAGTAGAAAAATGACCTACTTTATTTTGACCATCAGTTACATTTTGAATTACTAATTGTGGTTTATTTAATTCTTCAAAATCATAATCTTCACCATAACCCAAATTTTCCCAAGTGCTAATTACTACTTTACCAAGTCTTGTGTTATTATCTTTTGGTGCAAATTTGCCAATATAAACACCCTTAGAATGATGTAATGATCCATCTTCAGTTATTTTTTGCCAATAATCATTTTGAGAACCATATACAACATCATCCCACTCAATTTCTGAAGTAGTTAATTCAAGTTGAACATCAATTAAAATTTCTGACAATCCACTATCATTTAAATTTGATTTTATTTCTGGATGTGGTAAAATAGATTGTGCGAAAAGAAAAGGTTCACCGAAAGGTTTATAATCTTCATCTAATTTTACGGCATATAAAGCAATTTTATTAAATTTAAAATTTCCAACACTTTTATTAATTCTACATTTAAAAGCAGCTCTCGATCTTCCATCTTCACCTATAATAGAAGCATATTCAACTACATTCCAAAAATCACTTATGGTTCCTGTTGGTCTAACATTTAAACCAGCAACAACAGATGCATCAACTAATTGCCAAACTGTATTTGAAGCCGATGGAGCACATAATAATTCTTCAGAATAAATGTGATCAGATAATGGAATTGAATTACACAAATTAATAGATTGATGTTGTAATTGTTTTGAATTAATTACCAAATCAAAATCAACACCATTTTGTAATTGAGTATCACTTCCTGATATTAAATAAATTTTATCCGATTCAGATAATGAATAATCATCACTTCCAACATTCCAAATTATTTCTCCTGAAGGTGATGTATCTTGAGGTGAAGTAACAGTAGATATGTCATCATTAATAAAAGTATCATCAGTTGGAGAAATAAACGGATCAATTCTCCAGTCGTAAACCGGCAAAAAATATCTTACATCTATTAACAAACCGTGTGAAGAAGCTTCAGTAATACTAACTAATCCACCTGAAGTTATCATCGAAAAACTTGACATCTATTCCTCCAAATTATTCATTCCAATAATCACTATTATTCGATCTAATTACAATTGATTTAGAAATTTTATGTACTGCTCTTATATTTATTGTTTTGTTAGTTGAATATTTTCCAATTATTCCTTTAAATACAGTATTTATAGGTCTAACTGAATCAATCGCATTTATTATTTGAATTCTTTTAATTGAATCATAATATAAAAAATTAGTTCCACTTTTATTTATATCATACCAAACAGAAAAATGAGAAGTTGGATACCAAGTTGAAGGAATATTAGATAAATCTTCTTTAAGTTTATTATCATTTTCATCAAAATAAATATCACCATACATCCAATTTCTTCCAAACTCATCATATTCCTTTGTATAATAATATACTAAATCACCAACTAATCCGAAAGAAAATAACATTGTTTTAATAGAATTTCTTGTACTTTTTATCTTATACCAATTCGATAAATTTCCAACCATAAATCTCAAATATTTTTCAATATCAATATTATTTTCAATTCCAAATTGTTCTCTATTAACATTTACATTATAACCTAAATTATTCGCAAAAAACTGAATATTATCAACATTAATATAATCAGAATCTTGTAATTCGGTAATTCGATTTATTTTTTCTAAAATAGAAATTTTACTTGGTTTTATCAGATTTGAAAATCTCAAAGAATCAATTCCATCAACGTCAGTATAACTAATCATAGGACTACTATATTCATCAACATACATTTCATTTAAATAATCTTCAAAAGTTTTAACTAAATACAAAATATCAGAAGATTTAAAATAATTTGGTATATAATTAGTTAAATTAATTAATCTATCAACACCAACTCTATTCGTTAAATTTATTAAAACAATATATTCATGTTTAATTATTGAAATTTCTCTATCATCTGTTGGGTTTAAAACCACCTCTAATTTTACTGAAAATCTATCTCCAAAATTTCCACTAAATATATGAGTTATGTTTATATCTTCAGTTGATTCATATACATTGGGATAATTTTCAAAATCAAAATACCATCTATATTCTTCTATTTCTAAAGAAAAATTATTTGTAAATTTAGGTAAAGCTGTAAATAATACCTCGAAAGGTGATTGACCAGATTGAGAAGATGCTGAAAAATCTATCGAAATATGATCATATATTTTAATTTGAGGTTGTAAAGTTCTAATTACTAAATTTAAATTTTTTACTATTTCAAATGAATCTAAACTAACATTAATTTCATTTACAATTAAATTAATATCAATCTTCGGAATAGTAACAGTAATATTTTTAATTTCGGGTCCAAAATAAAATGAACCTATAGAACCTGACATTTATTTAACTCCCATAAAGTTTTCTTAAAAATCCCCATAATCCATATTCATATAAATGATATTCCGGTGTTGAACCAGGTTGCGCATAACCAGGATTAGGTGGTGAATTTATATTATCAAAAGGTAAAAAATCATTTTTATTTAAATTTAACCAATCAATATCTTTATTGTAATTCTTATTATTTACAGTTAAAGGCCAATCTTGATCATATTCTAATTCAAATTGACAATCAGTTAAAACATTTTCAACATCAATAAATATAGCTGAAGTATTTCCAAAACAACTATTATTAACAATAAAATTCGAATTATTAAAATTTTCTAATCTTAAATCAAAATTATTAAAAACCGAATCTTGAATCAAAATATTATAATCTAAACCACTCGTCAAATATTCATTATTATTTATTTTATTTTCAGAATAAATAGTCGAACCCATTATATTAGAACCAGATATAGTTGGAACAAAAGAAATTTCACTATTTTTACCTTGATTAACAATCCACATATTATATAAATTCGTTATTTCAATTTTACCACCATAAAAATCTAACCCATTTTTTTGCGGTTGATTATATATAATACCATTTTTTAAAGTACAACCTTTAAAATCCAAAATAATATTATCAAAATAATAATCATCAATTGTGCTTATCATCCAAGGTCCATATAAAGAAGCATCCCAAACATCAATAATAATATTTTTTCTATAATCAATATTAAAAACATTAAATGGTCTTTTTACTGTTAAATCTCTTTGAATAAACTTATAACCTTTCAATTTATAAATATCATTTACGTTCGCTTTTCCGCCGTATTTTATTCTTTCTTTAAATTGTAAAAAATTAAATGCTGAGGATGAAGTTCCATCTCCATCATTTTCAGAATTTAGATCAACATAAAAAATACCCGATGTATTTTCTAAAATATTAAAAGAAATGTTAGTTTGAAATTCATTAGGTAAATTTGAATTCAAAGTTAAATATACTATTTCAGTTCCAACAGAACCAATATCATAAAAAATATTTTTAAAAATTTCGCTAAAACCATTTATATTATAACCACTAAAAACGCCTTTACTCGTCTCAAACTCATAAGAAACTATTTTTCCAAATAAATTAGTTGCAGATAAAATATAATAATTATTTTCAAAACCTTCAGAAATAATTTCATTATTAATATTTAAAACAACTATACCAGCACTAACAACCCCTGAATCATATACATTTACTGTATCTAATGCAGAACAAAAATCATACCAATTATTTTTTGAATAACATCTTGAAAAGAGTCTAAAAACCCCATCATCAAAGAATGTATGAGTTGCTGATGTTCCACTGGTATAATTATCTTCTGTTCCATCTCTCCAACTTATATTCACTTTACTCGCACTTGTCAATATTCCATTAAAATTAACAGTAACTTCTAAAGGATGATAACCGCTTAAAGGAGAAATTGAAATATTTTCCTTTAATTCAGGAAAATAAAAAAATCCCACCCCATCTCTTTTTCCAGACCACGGAATTGTGGATCCAATTGTTTTGTTTCCAGAAATTGTAATTGTATTAAACGCAGAACTTAAATAATTCCAATCTTCTTTTGATTGTCCTGAAATTGTTTGTTGCCAAATTGTAGGTGGTTCCCAGTTATCTTGATAATTTCCAGTAAAAAACATATTTGTTTTTGCTTCAATTTCATCAATATCTCTTGAAAACACAACATTATCTATTTCAATGTATTTTTTTAACGAATTCAGATCACTAGTAAAATCCCATGAATCAACAATACTATTTCTAAGTTTCACATTTTGATTTTCATTAAAATACATATGATAAGAAATTATTGAAGAATTTTTAATATCAATATTTTTAAAATTTGGTAAATAAAAATTTTTACGTGTTCCATTAGCTTTGGAAAAAAATGAATCGACAATACAAGAACTATTACTTTCTGAAATAAGATATATGCTTCCTTGTTTTGTTTCAATTATTCCATTTTGAAGAATAATATTATTTGGCAAACTATTAACATTACCACTATTTCCTAAAATAATAATAATATCCCCATCATTTTTAGTATTAATTAATTTCCAAGGTTCTCCATTATAATATGACTTTAAATAAATATTTCTTGATTTTGTACCATCAATATTTAATTTATTAATATTCATTTCAATATGTTGTTCATCTCCACCACACATATCAGTTGAATAACATCCACTTATATAATATGTCACATCCTCATTATCTTCATAATAAGAAGGTGAAGAAATTTCATAAAAAAAAGCATCCTTATCTAATGGAGATGCTTGAGTATAACCATTTCCACCAAAACCTAATTTACTTAAATTTACATATCTAAAAATCATTTTTATAAACCTTATTTGTAAATAACTTGTAAATTAACTTTCATTTTAACAATTTCATTACCAAGAGAATAACCACCACGAATCAATTTCTTAACTTGAGTATTATTAACTTGAATTGTAGAATATTCAGGTGCAATATTTCCATTACTATCTAACATATTATTTCTAATAACAAATAATAAATCTTTATGAACATTTGAAATAGCATCTCTAAATAAAAAAGATTGATAATAATCATTATTTATTTCAGATTTTAATCTTTCAAAAATTCTTTTCGCAAGATTAGAATAAAAATATCTTTCGGTTATAGTATTATTAAATACATCACTTTTAAAACTTATTAAAGTATTCCAAATTTCTATTCTATCATATTCACTGTAAAATTTTTCTGATGAAGATAAATGATTTGTTATAAAAAATCTTATTTCTTCTTCAAATATTTTTGCAATTAAATATGAATTTTTAACTCCATAATTATAAGATTGAGCTTTCCAAAATATAGAACGATCTTTACTTTCTTGATCAAGAGAATAATCAATATTATAGTTATAATCCAAACCAGAAACAAAATGTGATTTTCTATCAGTTCTTAAATTTAATTCAGGTTCTATTTTAATATCAGCTCTAACAACGTTTGAAAAACTTTCAATTAATTCAATAATATTAGATTTATAAATTTCTGTCCCAAAATCAATTTTTTCATCTAACCAAGAATAAATTTTATTATATATTTTTGTTTTTATTAAATCTTTATCTACTAAATTATTAACGTATACATTTCCGTTTAATTTAAAAGATTGAATAATAGGTGATACATAAACATTCTTAATTGTTATTTGTGATCGCTTATTAAGTTGTTTTATTACATCAGTTATCTTTTCACTATAACTAATATTATTACCAACGAAATTTATTTTCGTGTAATTTGATCTCACACCTCTCCTCATATTTAAACAATCACTGGCAAAATCATTATAATCTTCAACATCAACAATATAATTTTCTCCTTCAATTATCGAATGTTTAAAATTAAATCTATTATTTAAAGAATCCCAATAACAAATAAAATCATTTGGTAAAATATTAAAATTTTTAATTTGATTCGTTATTTGTTCGCATAATTGATCAAAACTATTCGATGCGCTAAATACAATAATAAATTCAAAATAATTAACTTCTTCAGAATTATAAGCAGTTATATTTTCAGCACTCGTATAATAAATCTTTACTGGATAATCTAATCTATAATGAGTCCAATTATAAAAGTCATAATCAGTCGAAGCTCCATTTATAATCAAATAAGTATTAGAAGAATTATTTCCTTGAGAAATTATAGTTTGATTTCTTATTTCCTCAACTACATTACCACCATCATTATCATTAATAGTAAATATATTGAAATAACTTTGTGAATTTATTTCATCTTCTTTAAAATCTGAATCTAAAACAACACCATCTTCCGATAGATTAGTCTTAACAGAAAACTCTCTTAAATTTGAATTTATATTATACATTGATCCAACAGAACTAAATAATACAACATTGAATAATTTTTTAATTGCACTCCTAATTCTATTATCATATAATTGACCTAATTTAATTTCTTCTTGTTCACCCCAAGCAATTGCATTTTTAATTGGAATAGGTGTTCTCAATGATTTAAGAAAAGTAATATAATCTGTTTTTGAAACCAATCTATCTAAAGTATAATAAATAGATGGTGCATTAATTCTAATTGAATCATTTGATTCAATATCTGAACCCAAACTAATATTAGATAATAATTGAAAACTAATATTATTTGTTATATCAATTCCTCTTAATGTTATTGATTCTGAAATAACAGGAGTCTTACCAATAACACCATTTTTATTTGCCTTTGCACCTAAAGTTGATAAATATTTAACATAAACATTTTGTGAAGAATTTGTTAATCCTTTAGCTACATATTTATTATCACCAAATAAAATTTCAATCCCTTCATCAGTTGAAGTTCTTATTAAACATATTTTTTTTGTGTTATTAATTGAAGAATTAAAATCATAATTTTCAATTGAATCAGTTCTTAATAATGATCTTCTATCAATTTGCCATTCACTTATTCCAGAAGGAAAAGCTTCATCTAATGTTGTTCCTATTCCAATTTGAGTTAAAGGAGAAATTAAATCATATTCCCCATACAAATTACTAAAAGTTGGGTCAGAAATTTTATATCTTTGAAATATTTGATTTACATTAGGATTTAATTCACCACTTATTTTTATTACTTTTTTTTCACCTTGTAATAATTTTATAAAAGAATCTTCGCCATCAACCACTTCATTATATAATATCTCTTTTATATAATCATCACCTTTATCTAAATCATTTTCGGTTAAAGTATAATTAAATTGTTTTAATAAAAGAAAATTATTTCCTTCAACAGTAAAATTTGTATATTGTGGAATTTGAATTACATCACCTGAAGAAAATATAGAAGAATCAAAATTTCCTTTTAATATAACTTTAATTCTACATTGTGCTGGGTTAGGTCTTTTTATATCATAAGCTAAATTTCTCGATAAAAGAATTAAAGAACTTTTTAATTGAGCTGTATCAAAAAAACACTCTTGAGCTCTTCTTTCAATATAATAATTAGTTAAATCTGTAGTTCCAGCAAATATCTCTAAAATTACTTGAGCAATACTAGATTCTCTAAAATTACTAAATCTACTATCTGAAGATATTTTACTATTAATAACAGTTATAATATCTTCATAAGTTAAACCTGTATAATTCAAAAAATTTGAAGTATTTAATAGTTTGTTCTTTAATAATTGTTCGTTTATATATTGTTCATTTTCCACAACTTATTTATCTCCATTTTAGAATGTTATGTTCTTAACATAAACATCATTATTTCCAGTTCTTATTATTTTATAAGGAATTATTACGCTTATCGAATTTTCATCAACATTTACATTTAATTTACAATTATTACTATCAACTATTATTCTATCTTCCCATTTTTTTATTGAATTAACTAAATTATCAAGAATTTGCTCTCCAGTTTTTTCATTAATATTTTCAAAAACATAAGATAATAAACCGCTTCCAAATGATCTATTAAATAATCTTTCCCCAAAATTAGTTAAAATAATAGAATCAATGCTTTGTTTAATAACAAGTTCATTTAATATTTCACCATTACTAATAAAATTTTGATGAAGATCATAACACCAATCCTCATCAAATTTCTTTAAAATAAAACCCATTACATTTTCCTTATTGTTTTATACAAGGCAACAAACCAAATATAATTTCAGGTGCTGAACTACAAACATCATCATCTGAAAAACATAAATCCGATTTATCTATCATAATTAAATTAACTTCTTTTTCTTCATTTTTTAAATTCTTAGTTAAAATTTTCCAATCTTCATACTCAACTATTGCTTCGTGATATTTTTCTTTCAATAAATTAAATTCTTCATAAGTTTTTTGTGGATCATTTAAATTTCCAGTTTTATTTGAAGATTTAAACCTAAGTTCTTCTAATTCTTTCACATATTCTTGATATTTTAACGGAATTTCCATTGCATTATTATAACCATCAACGATCGGTTGAACTATTGATTTATTCATAGCTAAATCAATATTCTTTAAACCTTTAACATAAACACCACCAGATTTCATGTTAGTAATCGCATTAAACAAATCAATTGCTTGCTGAATAGTAATTTTCATATCAATTTCTCCTTTAAAATGTTATTTCTTTTATTTATTAAAAATTAAAAATTATTTTTTATTACCATTTCATCCAAAGATTAGCCGAATATTGATTAACGACATCGCTACATCAGCATCAAATTGCACTCCCTCCGGAACATTTTCGACTGCTTTCACAAACGCTAAAATATCACGTTTTTTGATTTTGATCATGACTGCCTCCTTTGTTAATTTGTTAGTAATCTGCTGCTGATGCTACCCATCCATCAGTTGTATAAATGAAATCCCTAAATTCTCCATCGACTATCTTATGTGCTTTTGTGGCTCCATGTATCCAGTGTTGTGCTGATCCACTAAGTACCACCACTGTGACCCGTTGCCCAACATAACCAT